CAGTCGGACTGAAACTGCTGGAGCTGTCCCCGGGAGAGCAAGTCGGCGAAGAGCGTCTGGCAGTTCTCCGCCCCGATGGCCACCTGCTCGACCACGCCGGCCGGCGCCGGAAGGATGGTCGCGCCAGAGACCATCAGGGCAACCGTTCCTGGCACGATGTCGAGATTGGCCACCCTGAAGCCCTCCACCCGGCGCTGCATCTCCGTGAGGCCGTGCGTCACGTAGTGCTCCTTCAGCGCCAGCATCGAGAGGTTGAACTTCCTCGGGTAGGCCAGCGTCAGTACAGCGTCGATCAGCTCGGTGACGGTCATGGTACGGGGGGAAGGTCGTGGAGTTTGGACGAGGACGGCGCCGACCGAGTGACCTCAGGAGGCAGAACCCCGCTGTCCGGCGAACCTCTCATCACTCGCTTTGACCTCAAGCTGCCATCCCTAACAGGCTGCTTAGGAACGGCTTCCGCAACAACGGCGGACGGCTTTGGCGATCCGCTGGACGATGCCCCCTGCTGAGGCAGAGGCAACGGCCGGCGTTGGCGGGTACGTGACGGGTCTTCTTGGTTTTTCCAGTCTGGGTTGGGGAACGTCGTCCGCTTTGGAGGGTGCTCGATCTCCGCTTTTTTTTTGAGCAGAACCCCGTGCTGCTCGGCCGTGATCTCAAAAACCCTCTGGCCGGGCAGCTTGATCGCCTCCTCCAAGACCCCGATCACCTTGGAATCTTGGGTCACCAGCGTCGCCCAGTGGACCCCCTGGGGACCATGCTCCCAGGGCAAATCCCAGCCCAAGTGCTCCTGATTGAACTTGTTCCGCTTGACGAAGTATCGCAGTGCCATATCGGGCCTTGGTGTTCTGAGTTCACCCAACCACCGCCAGACCGATTTTGCAGCACAAAACGGGGCGTGATGCCGTCATCACGCCCCGTGCGAAAGCTCGATCTCCAAGGCTGGGGCTACGCCCTCTTCATGATTACGGCACCACCGGAGGGCAGGTCTCTTCCTTCCACGGCACTCGGCCGATGCCCACCTTGGTCGGCAGCCCGGTGATCGTGGGCTCGACGTAGCCCAAGTTGTTGATAACCAAGCTCGACTCCGGACACTCCACGACCGTGGTGGTGGTGACCCCGGTGTGCTTGTAGGTGGTCCTCTTGGTCTTCATCCGGCAGGCGAGGTCATCGGAGAGCTTCGCCAAATCCTCGATGGAGCCCGTGGTGTTCGTCACCGACGACGAGGAAAGGACCGCCTGATAGATCGTCGACCAGTCCAGCATCCAGAGCATGTTGCCGGAGGTCTTGATGTCCACGCTGGTCACGCGCGCGTGCGCATCGGCCCAGTCGTCGAAATACGGGTGGGTCACCACGCGAAGGATGGCTCCCGCCGGGAAGTTGAGGACGTAGTCCCGGTAGTAGAAGCCGAACGGCCCCTGCTTCTGGGCGCCGAGGTCGATGTTGAAACTGATCGCCCCGCCCATCTCGGCCTGATAATACTTCACCATCGCCCGCTGGAAGAGCAGGGCGTAGGTCGAGTTCATGCAGACCTCGAAGACCATCGAGTCCACACCGGCCTCCTTGCGGACCCGCTGCATGTAGTAGATTTCCTCGAAGAGGGACATCAGGTTGAGCGCGCCGCCCGAGGCATCCCAAATACGGTTGCACTCGGAGAGCTGGGGCATGACCCCAACGGGATTCGCCCGCCGGCCAACGCAGGCCCCCTGGTCGGGCATAGAGCTGCCGAACGGCCCGAAATCGAGGGTGATGGTGGGAAGCTGGTCCCACTGATCCTTGTTCTGGAACTCCGAAATCGGCTGACCGAAGAAGAAGCTCTCCACCTGCCGGCGCTGGAAGTCCATCGTCACCTGCCGGGTGTACTCGATTTCGGGGACATGCCGATACTGGCGGTAGTAGGCGTTGTCCCGAAGCACGCGCTGGATGTACTCGTTCTGGACCTCGGAGTCGCACACCGTGTAGCGGGTGCTGCCCACCCAGAAGTACGCCTCATTGTTGGTGTTCAGGGCCGGAATCTGGGCGCAGTACGCCTCGTACTCCGTCACGTTCACCAAACCGCGAGTCAGGATCGCGTGATCGTAGGTGGTGGCAACACCGCCGGAACCGGCCGCCACGCCGGGCAGCGTCTGGCCGTCGTCGGTCTGCGGCGCCAGCCAAATCGTGAGGACATTGCCGACCATCTGAGCGTCCTTGACGATGGCGGAGACCTGATTGAGGCCGCCAGTGTCCTTCTTCGAGGACAGGAAAACCTGCATGTTGATGTGGAACCACGCCGGATTCAGCGGGATCGAATCGGAGAGCGAGGTCACCGAATACTTCCACGTTCCGACAGGTTCCGTGCCACCGGCCGTGAACCCGATGAAGGCGACCTCCCACCACTGGTTGTTGATCGGCCCCTTCCGAGCCATCTTCACAAACGGCTCGTACTCCAGGGTGCCGTCCATCCGTTTCCGGTTGCCCATGAACCCCCGGCTCCACTGCCGCCGGGTCGCCGAAATCCACTCGTAGAGGCCATTGATGGTTGGAAGACACGCCTTGCCGACGAAGTCCGCCTCGGCCAGGGCCGAGTCCACCCGGGGAAGACCGTTATCAAGGTAGATCGTGTCCCATTCGTCCGGCATGACCGGCTTCACCGAACACACCGTGATACCTGCGCAGCGGTCGAAGTCCTCCACCACATTTGGGCAGCACTTCTTCCACATCGCCTCCGAGATATTGAGAGTCGTGGCCATAGCTACTTGGCTGTCTTACCAAAGCCAAGGCCCCTCATGAAGGCAGAAAAGCCAACTCCACTTTGCTCCGATTTCGGCTCATTGCCCAAACCGATTCCGCCCCTCCCAACCCCATCCTCTCCGGCATTCACTATGTTGGCAGTCAGCACCTTACGCGCACTGCCACCTCCGGCATTTCCTTGTGATGCCGAACTCGCAGCAACTCCTCCGGACTTTCTCTGGATGTACTTATCCAGGGCCTTCGCCCGTTTTTCCCATCCCCTTTTTGCCTGATCGAGGGTTTCACTCCTGATCCACTGATAGACCTCATTGGGACCAATCCCCCAGAACTTCTGCTGGTCCTCGGGCTTGAGCCTGTTGATCTTCTCCCAGGTGGCGAAAGTCCGGCCGTCGCGCGTGATCTCCTCCGACGGCCTGGACTCGATAAACTTCTCCAGTCGCATCAAGGTGTTCGCCAGGGCCTTGTGGACGGGATGACGCTCATCGTAGCCCTCGGCTCCCGCCAACCAGCGGTAGTAGGTCTCCAGCTTATCGGCGGCCGGCGTGACAACGGCGTTGACGAACTCGGCCTCGACCTCGTTTTCGGCAACCACTGCCGCCAATTTCTCCTGACTTGGGTCCCATTTCCCAAGATCCGGAGCAACCAGATCGAACACCTCTTTGATGAGAGATTTCTCATGAGCCTCGATCTCCGGAGCCACCTGCGCCATGGCCTGATGGATGCGCTCCTGTTCGAGCCGATGCTTGATCGGCTCCATCTCCTTCTCGGCCACCTTCTTGGCCTTCAGCGTGATCCTCGCGTCGTCGATGGCCTCCTTGGCAGCCTCGATGTCGGCGGAGTCGATGTCGGGAAAGTTCTTGTCGAAAAACTCGGCATGGGCGTCGTCCTCAGGATCGAACGTCGCACTGTTCTCCTCCTCCCACTTGGAGATGTAATCCGCCTGCTTCTTGTCGAATGCGATCAGTTTGGTCCGCAAGTCCTTGTACTTCTCCGGCTTGGAGAGAGCGAGGTAATCGAAAATCTGGGCCTTGTCCCGGTACTCATCGGGGTACGCTTCCGGCTCGACCTCTTCCTTCTTGGCTGGAATCTCCTCCTTCTTAGCCGTGGGAGCCACGACATCGCGCACCGCTTCAGCCGCCGCCCGCGCCGCAACCTCCGTCGCCTCCTTGACCGACATTGGAGCCTCGGCCCTGGGTGGCTCCTTGGTCTTGGCCTTCTTCGTTGGTTTGACGGAGAGGACAGCGGCGGCGCGGTCGTCATCCGAAAACTCCGGCTGGGCCGCAGCTTCCTCGGTTGTCTGAGCCGCACCATCGCCCGCGCCAGCCTCCCCTTTGGGTTTCTCCTCCCCAGCCTTCTCCTCCTTGGCCTTCTCCTCCTTGGCTTTTCCCCCATGATCCGACCCCTTGTCGGCCTTGAAGACGCGACCCAGGAACGAAGCCCCCGCTGCCATCTGAGCCCGGATATCGTCTACGTCCGGTTGCTTGGACTTGGCCTCCTCTCCGGGTTTTGAAGGAACCTCATCCTTCAACTCGTATGCGATGACACCCGGCTTCTCGGCCTTCTTCTCGTCTGGCATCAGGGCATCTTCATCTCAGGGAATCCAAAATCAAGCTGTCCTTGTGCGGATTACCGCACTACCAAGCGGCCTACTCCCCGAAGCATACGCCTTCATCAAGCTGGCCGCACCGATAAGCCTGCCGGCCTCGACGAGCAACCGAGCCGCCTCAACCTCATTGACATCCTCCGCCATCATCACCCCAGCCTGAGCGGCCATCGCCTCGCCCTCCCCGAACACGCAGGCGACAAAAACCTCGAAGGCCACGGAGCCGAACATCTTGTCCAGCTCGTCCCGGTGGATTTTGGCCACCTCCACGAATGAGACGTCCATCGGATCAGGCCGAAGTCATCGGCAACTGCGGCGCCATACCCGGAGGAATCCGAGCCAGAATCGCCTTCAGCACTTCCTCCAGCATCTGCACACGCTGGCTCGACTGAACAGCCATGCCCTGCGTGTCCTTGATCGCCTGCTGCATCGGGTCGATCACCTGCGTCTTAAGCTCCTGGCCCATCCTCTCCATCTCCTGGCCGTGCATCTGGGCCATCGCCTCCTGAAGCTGACCCATCACGTCGGGCTGGCCGCCGCCGGGCGCCGGTTGGCCCGGTTGACCCGGTTGACCCGGTTGGCCCCCAGCACCCGCCATCGCCGCGAGCTGCGCCTGCTCTGCCAGTTTCTCCTTGGACGGAGCCTTGATCCGCGCCTCCGGAGGAAGACCGGCGAACGAGGACACGGTGTTGAACATATCAATGATGCCGTCGATCCCCATGGCCTGAACCACCTCCGGCACCGAGAAGAGGGTCTGGGCGAACTGCATCAGTCCCGTGGCGAGCTGGGAATCGTCGCTGCGCCGGGTGCCCTCCCGGTCGGAGGCGAAGGCCGACATTGTGAGGGAAGACTTCGGGCCGATGACCCCAGCCCTCCGATCCGGGGAAACCTCGACCTCGAACCCCAGTCTCTCCAAATCCTCGGGGCTAATCTGGTTCATGTCCGCGACCTCGGCCATCACGATGTCGTCACCGTAAACCATGAAGGCCGAGTAAATCTGATCCTTCCACGCCTGCATCGAGCTGTCGATGAACGCATCGGTCAGCACCACCCGGGAGTTCTGATACCCGCGAATCGTCTTCACCTCCTCGGCCGTTTGGACATGCGAAGCGACCGATCCGACTTCCTGGGCAGTGAAACCAATCGCCCGCTCCACCATGTCCAGCAACGTCATCATCGCCGTCACCATCTCCTGCGTCGGTGTGAAGGAGAACTGCACCGGCCGGAACAGGTTCTGGGGCTCCCCGGCGGTAGGCTCGTAAGACATCTCCCGGAAGGAGATGGGCATGAAGTTGATGTCGGTGTATAACTCCTTGCCAAGGCTCTCCAGCTTGTCGATCACGCTATGATGCACCGCATCCTTGTTGTACCAAATCAGGTTGATCAAGTTCCGGCGGACAGTCAGCAGATACTGGGACATGATATTCCCAAGCTGGTCCTGAAACGGAAGGATGACGTTGACCATGGACGGATTGCGCCATAATCCCTGATCCGCGTTGAACTGATCGACCCTCACCGGAGTGTAGCAGTAAGGCTCTACTAACAACGGAGTGCGGTCGTTGGCCATCGTGAAGCAGAACCAGACCGGGCCATTATAGTCGAACAACCCGTAATCCTTCGGGTTGATCTTCATGTAGACGTTCGACCTGACAACGCCATTGTCACGCTGGTTGTACGTGTACCGAAACGCCTCGGTGGTCCTGTCCAACTCGGAACGCTGCGTGGACTTCCCGAAAATCTCGGTCGGCATCTGCATGGAACACGGATAAAGCTTGGCGTACATATCCCAAGCCTGGGACTCGATCCATGACATCGAGCCCATCGACTTGCCTTCCTTGCGCTCCTCGTCGGTGAGCCAGTACCGTTTGTTCTCGATGATGTCCCCGAAGCGGTAGATGTCCCAGTAGCCTGCGTAACTGACCCCGGTATCCGTGTTCAGCGTGCTGAGGCGATGACTGAGGTCGACGAACGCACGCGAGGGATGAGGGAAGTCGTAACGCACGCCCTCGCGCACCACCTGGGGATCGTAAACCTTCTCCCCGGCCTCGTTGACGATTTCACGAAGATGGACCTCCCGGTAGTATGGCTCCCTCGCGAAGGCGAAGACCACTCCGTACTTCAGCATCATCAGCACCTCCTGCCTGAAGTCGGCCCGATACCCCATGTCCATCGTCATCCGCTCCATCCGGCTCGTCAGGAGCTGGGCCTTCAGGTGTCCTTCACGGGAGTACACCAAGGGCTGATACTTGAAGAACGGCGACTGGTCCCGGTTGTCGACCAAGGTGGCCCAGCGCACTTCGAGGTACTGCGGGCAAAGGGGTATGTGGATCGCCGAGAAAATCGGAAGGTCCAGCTTCATCACCGGACGCCCCAGGCTGTCGACTTTCGCGCGCTTGGTCTCCGGGTCGATCTCCGGCGTCAGCATCGACGAAAGGCCCCACTCCTGAACCGTGGACATGATCTCGGCCCGGTCCATCTTCGCCCGGCCGATCAGCCCCTTGGCCAGGGTGTTGGAAATCTGGTACTGGGTGACATCGCAGGCTTGGTCGATGGCCCAGAACCAACGGGCGTTTCGGAGGTTTCGGTTGACGCCCTCCCTCGTCCGCGAGGACACCAAGTCGATCAGGCGCCTGATGTCTTCGGTTCTGGCAGCCTCTCCCCCCTCGGGCAGGAAGAGCTTGCGCATTTTCTCTGGGTCATATCCGGCCGCCTGGAGGACTTTGAGGTCAACCATGTCCGGAATCAGATACCAGCCCCGCCAGGGAACTCAAGGCGGCGCTGGCCAGTCCGAGGTGTCGGCTCTCTTCTGAACGCCCACGGTCGCCCGAAACTGCACCCCGGGAACGAACATCTTCACCTTGGGCTGCGTCATCGGCGCCTGATTCCAGTCCTTGTCGAGGCGGAGAGCCTTTCGGTTGGTCTCCAGCATTCGGGCAGCCGCCTCGCGCACCCTCGTCGAGGACTTCAGCTTCTCGATCCGGCGGCTCTGCTCCCGGTCGAGCGCCATCTGCATCCGGGTGGTGTTCTCCGCCAGGATGCTCAAAGCCCGGGTTTTGGCCTCGATCAGCTTCACGGCATCCTGGGGTCCCAAATCGACCCGCGCCAACTGCTCGTCGTACTGGCGCATGGTGGCCTTCAGGTTGTAGCGCACCCACTGCTGCATCCGCTCCACCTGCATCTGCATCAGCTCGATCTTGCCCAACTGGTCGTCGGGAACCATCCGGTGAATCTCCACCGACGGCAGATTCACGCCGTCGAGCAGGATGTTCACGTCACCGTTTCCATCCGAACTCGAATCCTCGGTTGCGGGCATAACAGGTCTTGAAGCGAGCGCCGGCCACGAAGGGGAGATAGCACCAGCAGCCCCTCGGGGTCGGAGGGTGTCCCCCCTCCATCTCCCCAGGGGTTCCGCAGGTCTGCAATTTTGCATCGTAGACGGGGCATTCGTTGCAGCAAACGACAAGGCGCTCATCGGCGAGTTCTTCGTCCCAGGGAGAGCAAACCATCCGGAGAATCCCCCAGGCTCCACCCAGGGTGTACCCGAGAGCTTCCGGCCAAGGCATCTTCGTCCACATGCCGACCACCGCCAGCCTGACCACCCTCAGCCATTGCCTCCAGTGTTTCGTGAGCATACCCTCACCACAATGCAGATACCTGACGACGCATGGCAGCCTGCACTTCACCCCAAAGGCGTCGAAATTGTCAATGATCCTCACCGATTCATCCTCGTCACCGGGGCTAAGAAATCGACCAAAACGATCTCGATTTGCGACAAAATCTGCAAGCACCTCTACGAGCACACCGGGGCTCACGTCGGGATCGTGGTCAAGCGGTCCGAGGTCGGTCGTCTCGGCGTCTGGCCGGACCTGACCGAGTTCGTCCTGCCGAAGCGGTGGCAGGAACCCGCCGGAATCCTGCCCTGGGTCTTCAGGCCGAAAATCCTCAGCGAGACCAAGAGGAGGGTGTTCTCGGTCCGCAACTACCGAGGCGAAATCAACCAGTGCAGCCTGATCTCCGCCTACCGAGCCTCGGAAATCGAAGCGATCCTGAAGAACACCCGGTTCAGCTTCATCTACGTCAACGAGGCAGACCAGTTCCCGGCAACCATCTTCAACGCCTGCGCCGACCAGCTCCGGCTGGAACACATGGGGGTTCCCCAGGACTCCCACCAGCTCGTGCTGGACTGCAACCCTCCGGACGAAGGGGAAAAGCACTGGCTCTATCCGATCTTCTTCGACCCGCCAGAGAAGGACGCAATCTGGCACCGGGACTACAACGTCATCACCGCCACCATCGACGACAACCCATGGCTGACCAAGGAGGACTTGGACAGCATGATCCAGCGTTACAAGAACAACCCCAGGATGTTCGCGAGGTACATCCTCTCGCAGTGGGTGCCGTCCCAGGAAGGTTCGATCTTCGAGTCGGTCTTCAACGAATCCACCCATGTGGTGGGGGAGGTCCATCCGACCCGGCCGAAATCCGAATGGTCACTGCTCCTTCCGCCGAAAGGCACCAGCGAAATCATCCGGGGTTGGGACCTTGGCGACGTCAACCACGCCTGTGTCTTCTACTCCAAGCGCATTCAGGACGAAATCTACTGCTACGACGTCATCGACGACGTCACCTCGGTCGACAAACCAGTCTCGATTCGAGGCTTCACGGGCATGGTCATCGACAAAGCCCGATTCTGGGAGACCGTCCTGAAGCAACGCGGGGCGGATGTGGTGTACTGGAAAGACTGGGGTGACCCCACGGCGTTCCTCTTCA